GTTCCCATCTTACGCTCCTAATAAAGTTTTCTTTTGGATATTCTCATCAGCAATAGTGTTTAAACCAGAGCCAGTTAGAATAGTTGATCGTCTGCCTTTTCTTTTCTTTTCAGCATCCGCCAAAGCTTGAGCTGCAAGTCTGTCTCTTTCTTTATCTTCATAAGAAGGAACATCACTTGTCTCTGGCATAACCAGAGGTGGTGGAGACGGAATTTTTGGATTGAATATTGATCCCATAATTATATTACCTTGTAGTTTAAGTCGTGTTGTTGTTGTCGTTGATTGTCAAACATTTTATGTTCTTGCAAACCAGTTGCTAATGTTCTTAAAGCATCCGCAGCATGCGAGCTCCAATCGTGGACAGGTTTTATTTTATAAACTCTTTCCTTATCAGAAAATTTTCTGTGATAATGACGAAGAGCATTTATTAATTTAGAGCAGTTATCGACATCGATTAAACATCTTGGCAACAACATCTTAACGGCATGAATACCATCTTCGATTGGCATCTTAGGTGCCACTCTAAATTTTAATCCCATTTGGTAAGCAACCTCTCTTCTAGTTTTGCCAGATGAGAACTCGGTTTGCTCAATATCATGCGGTCCGTAATTTTCGCTAATGATATAATCTTTTTCCTTTATAACTTGAGCGTAGTGGGGAAACGCTTCGTTTCTATTTTCGTAGTAATCAACAATATGAATTTGATGACCAATCTGCTGAAAAAATATAATAGCGGTTTGATCATTAAAACCTAGATCCCAGGCAGTATGCACTGGATAGCCAGGATTAACTGGCACTCTAGTTATTTGTTTTTTGTCCTCCAAGGAGGCAATAATATCTCCATAGATAGATCCTTGAATATTACCTATGAAAGAGCATTCAAATTCTTGCTCATACTTTTGAGCACCCATCACAGCTAAAGCTGCATCGAGTTCCTCTTGATCTACTATTTTTGTTTGACTAGCTTTAGCAACATGCAGAAACCATTTAGGATCTGCTTGAGCTTTTTGGTAGTAGTCATAAAAAAGGTTAGCCATTCCTTTCGGTGTGCCAACCAAAACCATAAAACCTTTTCGGTCAGATAAAGCTGGAGTAACAACTTCATTGATAAGCGTTGGTGTTATTTGTGCCGTCTCATCAATAATACATCCATCTAAATATATTCCTCTGATACTGTCTGGATTTTCCGATGACAACAGCATAATCCTAGCACCATTCACTAGATCACATCTAAGTTCACTTTCGTTATACTTAGTGCCTGGAATTTCTTTTGTGTAATATTTTAAATAATCAAAGGCTATCTTCTTAGCCTGACCATAGGTCGGAGCTATATAAGCATACCTTGGATTATGATTAGTATTAGTCATCGCAGCTTTAATGAGATGATTAATACACAAAACTGTTTTGCCAAATCTTCGATGACAGCAGAGTAGGCTGTATCTAAATTTATCTAACTGATCGTGAATGAAAGCTTGTTGCTTCCTTGGCGTATAAGGTATGGTTACTTTCATTAGTGAAATGTTGGAACTTTATCGGTGTGCCAATATCTCATCTTAATCTTAGCAAAAACATAATCAGCAAATTCTGTGATGTCGTCTTGATTGGCAAATCCATCAAAGGAAATAACAAGTTCATTATTGTATGTTGAAAAACTGTAAGCACTAATGTTTTTGTATTTGTCTTTAATCTTGTCCATCTGTTTGTGTCTCTGTATGACCTATAATTAATACGCTTTATTACGCACTACCATTTTTGAGGTGTAGGCGTCTTTCCAGGAATTTTTTTTGTTTTCCTAGAAAAAATGATTATGATTTGACTAACAGTCAATTTATCTAGCAAGCCAGTGTTGAATTTAAAAAGAGAGATAGTGAATAGTAGTGAATTATATTTTAGAACCAAACCTCATGACGCAAGACCTGACTTTGCGTGAGCCGTATAATACCTAACTTACTCAGGCGTTACATCAACCACATTCTCTTCTGGTTTAGTCCAAGTAATCTCTATTTTAGTTTCTTGCTTGATCTCTTGTTTGTCTCCATAGATTGGAATTAGTTTAGATGCTAACCATTTTGCCAACTGGACCTTTTCTCTCACAATCATTATGTTTCGATTATCAGCGTGCTCAAGTTCATCCATCGCTTTATCGATATAACTCTGAGCTCCAATCCTTCGACACTCTTGTATTCTGTTTGAAAATTCTTTGTCTTTACTGATCTGTTTATAAATTCTAGTCAATGATGGCATATCTTTATCTTTTGCTATTCTGATAAGTGGAACACCATTCATTAATTCTTGGCAAATCTTGTTAGTTATTTGCTCTGTTATTACTAGCTCTTTGCTCATTGTATTTAATTATATTATTGGCAGATCTGGCTTTGCCTTCAATTGATTTAGGACCAGTGGAATATCCACCATGAACTTTGCATCTAATCCTACCATTCTTCATTAATATTCCTGGAGCGTTGCAAGGTCTCTTACCTTGTTTAGTTAAAGTCTCGCATTGAAGTCTAAACTTGTATCTCATCGTTTTGAAAGTCGATGTTGAACTGTGCTGATGGAAAAAAAAATAAATTAAAAAAAAATAAAAACAGTATTTAGAAACGCTGTTTTAAAAACAGTGCTTTTTATTTTACATGCTTCGGATAATTTGTAAAGTCTCTAAGATTTTCTTATATTAAAATAAATATATTGATTTGAGTATAATGAAATTAATTAAACTTTTTGTTTATTATGTCAATACTTTCTTTCATAATCTTTAAAGTTATTTTATCTAGGACATTATCATAGATCCGCCTAACAGTTGTACGATTATAACCTAAATACTTTCCTATTCTTGAATAACTATTTTTTGTTGCTCTTAACCAAATAATTTTTCTAACATCTAAAGGATTATCTATTAGTTTATCATCTACCATTGAAAGAATATCTATTGCTAAATTATAATGCGTCATCTGCCTTGGCGTTGCTCTTAATTTTAAAGTTGGCACGATGTGATAACCCCAATCGTTAGGATTATAATAGGTCTCCAATAGTTGATACATTGAAGGACATTTTTTATTATTTGGTGCAGCTAAAAACCTCTCAGCTCTAGCAGCATCCTCCAGGACATATTCTATGTTCCTCCTGGTTTTAATATATTCGTTTAGTTCATGTTCTATTTTTGATAACATTTCTAAGTACCCAAGGATATTGTATTTGCTCTGGTTTAATCTTTTTTAACTCTTCCAAGCTCAGCTGATTTAATTTGTCATTAACTTGGTACATATCTAAATTAGGATAGAGATATTCTGTTTGAATAACTTTCTGATTAATTTCGTTTAAATGACTATTTAAAACTCTCCAGCCGTAGTTAGAATATTTTTTAAATCCAATACTTTCTAAAAACTTTTTATGAGCTGGCATATCAAAAGAAATATATTTATCTTTTTTAATTTGCAGTAATGGCAAATCTAAATGTTTTACCTGGCTTAATTTAATTAAATGCTCCTGGACCTCATTTTTAGTTAGTTGAAATTGTCCAGCTATATTTACAATTCTAATGAAAGCTTCTTTTTTCTTAACATTGTAATTAGCACAGCAATAATGATAGATCCGAAATTGCAGATCGTTCAGCGGTAAAGTATTTATATTAGGATCTGTTAAGTAAAATTTTGACATATCGTTCTCTTCTTACAAAGTCGTTGTTGTATTCGTTGTCTTGCATAATTCGGTGGAGTAGGTAGTTTTTAGATGTGCAATCTGGAATATGTTGCTCAACTTTCCATTCTAAATAATGGAGCATTTGATCTGGAGTTAATGCTTTGATTGGCGAATTGGTCAGCTGGTTTTTAATATGAAATCCAGTGATCAATCTGTTTTCAGTAGTCTCATCTACTGTGTACCAAATAGTAAAAAAGGCTAATTTAGCTGCTTTTGCTAAGTATTTGTAAGGTCTGTTTAAAAAGTCTGATTTTCCTCTAAATTGGTTGTCTTTATTGTATATATGATCAGCCAAAAACAGCGGTTTTGCACATGCTGGACATATAGAAACTTGGTCTATGTCTAAATATGCAATAAAATCGTGCTTTTTTCGATGCCAGTAACTAAATGGCGTAACTAATTGGCTATATTTCTGTTCTCTAGGCATAAACTCGTTAAAAAACTTAATAAAAACCTTAATAAATCACTGAAATAAATCGTCAATTTATTTTACTAGCATAATAGCAATTAATACTTGCATATACGCAAGTTTATTAATATATAGGCTTTAATGATATTCAAAGATAATTTTGAACCAAAAATTAATGTCGTAATTAAGAGACAATTAGTTTCATCTTTTTTATACGATCCTTTTGATCTTCCATTAATTGAAATGACAAACTTGAATAATGAAATTTATTCTAAAGTTGTTTTAAAATTTATTTTAAAAGTTAATGGAGCTAAAAAAGAATTTTTAAGAACTTTGGAAGGCGATCCAAAAGATGTTTATCAAGCAGCATCCAAAATTACATCAAGAATAAGCCTCAGTTTAAGCAAAAAATTTAATGACAAATGGCAAGCTACATTAGTTAAATTATTAAATGAACCTAGTAAAAATAAAACTATTTTAAATTTAGGTGTTTATAAAAATCAAAAAACAAATTTTGGTATGTATGATCTTCAATCAACTGGAGATCTTTTGAGACAAAAATTATCTGAAAGCGGAATTAAAAATAAAGATATAGTTAATATGACTGGTATTGATGAAGCTACATTGTACCGACACTTAAATAATCAATTTGAAATTAGTAGAGAAATGGCAATCCGTTATGGAAAAGCTTTAGGATGTGATCCAGCAGAATTATTATTTAATCCATTATATGTTCCAGTGTGGGGAGTAACAAACACAGTTGAAGATAAAAAATTAAGTATATTTGCAGTTCACGCTGGAGAAATAACTTTAAATATTAATGAAAATGAAACGGCTATTTGTCCTAGAGATATTTATAGACCAGATATTAAAGCAATTAAAATTCTTTCAGAGGTAAGTGCTTTCGATAATCATATAGCTTTTTATCATGACAATTCAGATGAGGAATATGACGGCAAGCTTTGTGTTGTAGGTACTTTATTAAGAAATCGTCAAGATAGCGTTGTCAGACTAAGATATTTTTTAGGAATTGCAGAAAAAATTAAAGGAACTAATAAAATTAATATTTTAAAACATGATAAATATAATTTTATTGATGAGCTACCTGAACAAGATGAAAGTTTTCATACACATAAACAAATTAACGATTATTACAAAGATCAACAAATTATATTAGAAGATGTTGAGCCAGAATTTATTGCTCCAGTTGTTAGTTTAATTAATTTAAACATTGATCAATCTATAAAACCAGAAATTAACAAAGCTTTTGAAAAATTTTATGGTGCTTCAAGAAAAAGTGATTATGAAGAAATTAAAAGTTTAAGAGCACAAAGATTAAACGCAGCTTTGACTGGAGAAATTACAAATACACTGGAAGATTTTTTAGAACCTCATGAATATTATGATGATGATATGCTTGAGAAATTTGCAG